GGCAAGACCATCAACCAGCAAGCTAACGTCACGTTCCAAATCAGCACGGTTGATGCCGAGAGTTTTGACGATTTGCTGGACTCGCGCCGTGGGCAAATTATCAACATGATTAACACCGCCTTGAATGAGTCGGGCAAGGGAGCACTCGCATAATGGCTGGCATATACCCATCAACGCCTGAGTTTCAGGCCATCAACCTAAAAAGCACCCATAACAACCTGAAAAGCACCACGATTAGCGGGCGCACCCAAGTTCGTACTATTGGCGGGCAGAGGTGGGAATTTAGCGCTAAGTACAACCCGATGACGCGGGCTGAATTTCAACCCGTGTTTGCGTTTGTAACGTCTCAACAGGGCTCACTTGGTACGTTCACTATCGTGCCGCCCGTTATAGGGTCTACAAGCGGCACAGCGACTGGTACGGCGTTAGTCAATGGGGCAACTGGGGCAGGCGCTACAAGCGTGCCTGTGGACGGTTTTACGGGCACAATCAAGGCTGGTGACTTTGTTAAGTTTGGGCACAGCAAGGTCTACATGGTCACGGCAGACATTGATGGCGCTGGCGACATAAGCATTGAGCCTGCGTTGATTACCGGCGTAAACGACGATGACCCGATGACCTACAACGACGTTGCTTTTACGATGCGCCTACGCAACGACGTTCAGCAGTACGGCCTCAGTCGTTTTGAGTATTACACCTACGAAGTTGACATGGAGGAGGTGCTGTAATGACGCGCTCAATCAACGCGGCAACGATTACGGCCTTGCAGTCAGATGCCATTCGGCTTTGCCATTTGGTGCAGATTGACTTCCCGACCGTTATCAAAATGACGGACAACTTTCACGCGGTTGAGTTTGAGAGCGATGACTTTGAACCCGTTGGTCATTTGCTACAAATCGGTCAGCCGCAAGAAACGCAAGACTTGCGCGTTGGGACTGTGGGCATCACGTTGTCTGGCGTTGACCAAGCGTATATATCAATATTCTTAGGTCAGACGTATATCAACCGTCGAGTGCGTATTTGGAAAGCCGTGCTAGATGATGCTGGCGCTATTATCGGCGACGCGATTATTACCTTTGACGGACAGATTACTGGCTACGGGATACAGGACAGCGAAAACTCATCAACAATCAGTTTGTCTTGTGCATCGCATTGGGCTGACTTTAGCCGCAAGGCAGGGCGGTTAACCAACACTAATTCACAGCAATACTTTTTCCCAGCCGATACGGGATTCCGATATGCCGCCAACAGCATCAAGGATATAAAATGGGGCAAGGCATGACCATGCCAACTAATAAAGAGGTGGCATAGTGGGATTTAGTTTAAAAAGTTTAAACCCATTTCGGGCGGCTAAAAAGCTAGTCAAAGCCGTTGTCAATGTCGCCAAATCTGTTATCGGCGACGTTATATCGTGGCTCATTGATGCACCAGATGCGCCGGACGCACCCAATACAGACAACGAGGCTCGCGGTGCGCTAGTAAACAAACAATCGAACATTGAGCAAATACCCGTTATATACGGGACGCGCCGCGTTGGTGGCACTATTGTGTTTGTTGAGACGAGTGGCAGTAGCAACACCTATTTATATCTTTGCTTGGTTTTAGCCGAGGGCGAGGTCAGCGCTATTGGCGACATATACATTGATGACGTATTGCTCACATCTGGAAGCCAGCATTTTAATTATGTGGTGGTGGATAAAAAGCTAGGCACGGATGACCAAGCCGCAAGCGCGACCCTAAGCGCCGCGCCAAGCTGGGGTGATACAGACAAGCTAAGTGGCGTTGCCTACCTTGGTGTTCGCCTAACCTATAACGCAGATGTGTTTAGCGGCATCCCAACAATTACCGCCGATGTGCAAGGCCGTAAGGTGTATGACCCGCGCACCAGCACGACGGCTCACTCAAGCAATCCCGCATTATGCTTGCGTGACTACTTGACGAATACGCGGTACGGCAAGGGCTTGCCAGCGTCGGTTATAGACGACGTTACATTTAGCGCTGCGGCAAATGACTGCGACGTAGACGTTGACTCATACGACGGTGGCGCAAGCGTTAAGGCGTTTTCTTGCAACGCACTCATCCTGACTAACAAGACTTTATTTGATAACGTCAAGGTGATTTTGTCGGGTATGCAGGGCATCATGCCATTTCAAAATGGTCAATACCGTTTGTTCGTAGAAAAAGACAAGGCATCCACCTTTGCCTTTACGACGGACAACATGATTGGCGGCTTTTCAATGGCGGGTTCAGGCAAGTCATCGAAGTTCAATAAAGTGACCGCTAAGTTCGTCAACCCTGATGCCAACTGGCAACCCGACTCAGTTATATGGCCTGATGCGGGAAGTGCTGATGCAATCCAATACCTAACCGAGGATTCCAACATCGAGTTGACGACCGAAGTCAACCTAACCACAGTCACCAACTATTACCAAGCCCGCAACATTGCCAAGACGGTTGTATTGGCCTCACGCTTGGCTGGTATTCGTTTGGATATTACAGCTACGTCAGAGGCGCTCAATTGCGTGGTGGGCGACATTGTTACGGTTACGCACCCAACGCCAGGATGGAACGCCAAGGAGTTTAGGGTATCTGGGCTTGCGTTAAATTACGACGGCACGGTGTCGGTAGCGCTAATTGAGCATATAGCCGCCGTGTACCCTTGGGTCAAAGACAAGGTGCAACCAGTTAGCGCGCAGTCTAACTTGCCTGACCCGTTTGCAATCGTTGCGCCTGTTCTGCTTGTTACCGACGATTTGCGGGCATACAACGAAGACGTAACGTCCGTACTGTTTGCCAACGTGTCTAGCGGCAATAGCTTTGTAACCGCCTTTGAGGTTCAATCTAAGCTAGAGGGAACCGTTGACTGGGTAAACATGGGTCAAGCCGGTGGCGGGTTCTTTGAGCAGGTCAACGTGCAGGATGGTCGAATTTATTCAGTACGGGCACGAACGCTAAACACGCTTGGCGTCCGCTCGGCTTGGAATACGGTTACTCATCAAGTAGTTGGTAAGACAGCACCGCCATCTGACGTTACAAATCTAACTGGCAACCTTATCGGCAATCAATATTTGCTTACATGGGATGCCGTGCCCGACCTTGACCTGTCCTACTATCGCGTACGCTACGCTGGACCTGATAGCGGCGGCAGTTACGAGAACTCAGTTTCACTTGTGCCAAAGGTATCGCGCCCTGCTACATCGGTGTTTGTTGCCGCCCGCAGCGGAACTTACTTTGTTAAGGCTGTGGACAAGTTGGGGCTGGCCTCGCTCAACCCAACGACCATTGTGCTGGATAGCAACATAAGTGCGGTCGAGGCTTTAAACGTGGTCACGACCATTGACGAAGCGCCGGACTTTAACGGTACGTTTGACGATACCGTAGAGTTAGATGATGACAATGCCTTGGTACTAAATACCAGCCTACTGTTTGACGCGCTTACGGGCAACTTTGATGACGCGCAAGGCTTGTTTGACGGCGGCTCTGGTAACGTAGACGCAAGCGGGTTTTACTACTTTGAGAATACGCTCGACCTTGGGCAGGTTTATATCTCGCGATGTACGGCGAACATTTCAAGCATCCGCGTGGATTACGTTTCGCTGTTTGATTCGGCTACGGATAACTTTGACCAGCGTGCTGGCGACTTTGACGGCGACGTAAACGCATTTGACGATACCGACGTGCAGATTCAAGCCCGTATAACCGAGGATGACCCAGCCGGTACGCCTACTTGGTCAGCGTGGCAATCATTCTCGGTTACCGACTTGAAAGCCCGCGCAATCGAGTTTAGGGCGAAACTGACAACAACCGATGACCAAGCCACGCCCAAGGTTACGCAATTAAGCGTGACGGTTGACATGGCAGACCGAACCGAATCAGGCGACGATATAGTGTCTGGCGCTGGCGCAAAGGTGATTACATTCACCCGTGGCTTTAGGGTTACGCCAGCAATCGGTATCGGGGCGCAGGATATGCAGACTGGCGACTACTACGAAATCGCCTCAAAGTCTCGCACGGGGTTTACAATAACCTTTAAAAATTCATCTGGTACGGCAATTAGCCGGAGTTTTGATTATGTAGCCAAGGGCTACGGAGTGGAGTTATAAGATGTCACAGCACGATATGAACATTGCGAACCAAGGTTTCCCAGCCTTTCGCGCAGACCTAAACAATGCCCTCGCTGCCCTTGCAAGTACATCGGCAGCTGATACCGAGCCAAGTACCATATTTGCCAACCAGTTATGGATGGACACCGCCAATAACATCCTAAAGGTACGCAACGAGGATGATGACGCATGGATTAACCTCGCAACGTTTGACCAAACAACCGATGCGGTTACATACATCGACGGCGTAGAGTTAGCCAAGGTCATTGTCAGCGATGCGGTGCAAACATTTACAGCAGCCCAGCGTGGGGCTGTTGTTACGCTAACCGATGCCGCATCCATTGCCGTTGACCTATCTCTAGGCAATAATTTCACGGTCACGCTAACTGATAACCGCGATGTTGCCGCGCCGACTAACGTGGTGGCTGGTCAAAGCGGCTCAATCTTTATTGTGCAAGATGCCGGTGGCGGCAATACTCTCGGCTGGAATACCGCATGGAAATTTGCTGGCGGTACTGTACCCACAGTAAGCACGGCTGGAGACGCTGTTGACCGAGTTGACTACATTGTCCAAGGTGCAAGCGAAATCCATGCTGTGTGGACTGGAGATTACACGCGATGAGTATTATTGGGTCAAACATCCTAGCGGGGGCATCAGGTCAAGGCGGCGGTGGCGGGTACACCATCGAGCGCTCTGTACGTCTGCGCTCTAGTGCGTCTGCATCTTTAAGCCGTACATTTACAACACCAACGTCTGGAACAAAGTGGACATACTCCCTTTGGATGAAAAAAAGCGGCATTGCTGGTACGGGTTTTAATTTACCGTATTTAATAGCGACGGTTGGGACTGGAGCGCAAGGTTTTATTGGTTTTGGTGGAACCCAAGCAGACGATTTGTATTTTGGTTATGGTGGTGCTGGAAGGCGCATATCTCCTGCCTTATTCCGTGACCCTTCTGCTTGGTATCACCTAGTGTTTAGTATTGACACTACACAAGCAACTGAGACAAACAGAGCAAAACTTTATGTTAACGGTGTCCAATTTTCTTGGACAACCAGCACGGCTATTGGATTAAACGACACAACCCAAATAAACCAAGCGGTTGCTCACAATATTGGCAGACAACCAAGCCAGCCCTATGATACTTTTAACGGCTACCTAACCGAAGTCAACTTCATCGACGGTCAAGCCCTAACGCCCTCTGACTTTGGCGAGTACAACGCCGACACGGGCGTATGGCAACCAGTCAAGTACACAGGCACATACGGCACTAACGGCTTTTACCTAGACTTCAACGACAACACCACCACGACTACGCTGGCAGAGGACAAGTCAGGCAACGGTAACGACTGGACGGCTAACAACATCTCGCTGACCAGTGGGGTTACCTACGACAGCATGACCGACACGCCTACGATTTATGCGGACGGGGGTAATTACTGCACGTTGAATCCAATTGGTTCACGCCGAACAGATGGCAGTGGTGGAGTTGCTGGTGCAATAAACGGAAACTTAGACGGAGTCAATATAGGCTCTGGCGGGTGGGCAATGATTGGCTCTACAATTGCAATTCCTAGTGGTGGTGGAAAGTTTTATTTTGAAGGGCGTGTTGGCGCAACAGGCCAGTCTATGTCAATTGGCGTTCAGCGTGTCAACACCACTTTTGCCGCTCCCTATATCGTTGGTTTTGGAGGAGATTCTAATGGGTACTCTTACACCAACGATGGATATAAATGGAATAATGGAAGCACGGCTTACGGTAGTAGTGCTGCCGCAGGCGACATTATAGGTGTTGCTGTTGATGCTTCTGGTGGCACATCGTCAATGGAGTTTTATAAAAACGGGGTATCAATGGGTGTTGCTTTTACAGGCATCACTAGCGACCTTGTCCCTGCTTTTTCTAGTGTTGCTGGTGCAGGTAGTCTAAGCATCAACTTTGGTCAACGCCCATTCGCCTACACACCACCATCAGGCTTCTTGTCCTTGCACACGGGTAACTTGCCAGATAGTAACATTGTGGATGGTGGGGAGTATTTTAATACGGTGTTGTATACGGGGAATAATGGAGCCAGTCTGGCGGTAACTGGGGCGGGATTCCAGCCTGATTTTGTTTGGGTAAAAAATAGGTCAACATCAAACAATCACAATTTAGTGGACGTTGTTAGAGGTGCTAATTTAACTCTGTTTTCAAATACAGCAGACGATGAAGATACGTCTACTGAGCGCGTGACAAGTTTTGACGCAGATGGCTTTACAGTTGGAACAAATAACGGGGTTAATGCAAACGACACTTATGTAAGTTGGCTCTGGAAAGCCAACGGAGCAGGTGTACTTAATGAAGATGGCGACATAGATTCAACAGTGAGTGCCAACCCAACTGCTGGGTTCTCGATTGTTACTTATACGGGTAATGGTACTGACGGAGCAACGGTAGGCCATGGGTTATCGCAAGCACCTGAGTTAATGATTAACAAATCAAGGGATAGCACTCAAGATTGGTTTGTATTCGGCTACCCAAACAATTCAGCATTTTCAGCAGATGGGTCAAATTTAAAACTAAATACAACTGCTGCTATAACTAATTCTACGGAGCACGAAGTATCTCTTGATTCTTCTGTCATTACGTTTGTTGATGCTGGACAACCAAATTTGTCAGGTGATGCCAGAATAGCCTATTGTTTCCATAGCATTGAGGGCTTCAGTCGCTTCGGCAGCTACACGGGCAACGGAAGTAGTGACGGGATTTTTGTGTACTTGGGGTTCAGACCTGCTTGGATTATGTACAAAAGAACAAATACAGTAGGAAATTGGAACATTCTTGACACATCAAGAGACCCTTTTAATTTGGCTGACAAATTGCTTCGTTCAAATTTAGCTATTGCAGAAGAAGAAAATACTGTATATGCACAAGATTTTTTATCTAATGGCTGGAAAATTAGGTCAACCAACGTAGACATCAATGTCAATGGCTCAACATACATCTACATGGCATTTGCCGAACACCCATTCAAACACGCCCTCGCACGTTAAGGAAACACAATGTACAAAGTAAATAACAAGACCCTCCCACTCGACCGCGCCTTTACACTCGGCGACATTCAATATCCAA